TTCGCTTTAAGGGTAGATTGACAGCTAAAGGCTATGTTAAAGGGAAAAGGGCTGGATTTACCAGAGTTACTGGAATTCGCAGACCTTCCTTTATTGATTCTGGAGTTTTACAGGCTTCTTTTAAATCTTGGGTTGATTAATGGCAAATGTATTTGAGACTTCAGGCGCAAAGCCACAATTGGCTTCTGGATTGGCAGAAGGGGTCAATACCCTATCTGGTAATGAACAAGTAACCTTTACTTTGTATGTAAAGCTGGTTTTGCCTTTAGATGGCTATGTTTTTTGGGTTAATGCAGCCCTTTTAACTGATACTGCTATTTATAATGCAGCGCAATATGATCGGCTGCTTTATGATAATTATAAAGGTCAAGTACCAGCTAGGACAATTACTGCCCAAGGGTCATTTCATTTAGCCCAAGAATTGCATCAATTGGATGATAGGACTACTAATTACAACCATATTATTTTTACTTCCCTACAGCCAATTCAGGACTTTAATTTAATTAATCCTCAATTGATCTATGTTGCCACTTATCAAAATGTGCAATTTGCTTTTAGTCGTAGGGACAATTATTACAAACAAGCTGATCTTTACCATTATCGTGGCGATGCTTTGTACTCCATCATGGATACTCAGCTTGTTGATTCAATGACCGATTTTGATAGTTCTAGTGTGATTGTGTCTAATAGCCTTCCTATCTGGCTGGCACTTAATCAATACTTTCCTTTATATCCATCTTATTTGGTGGATCAAAATTTACCGCCACCTTATGCTTCAGTAGACATTGTTGCTTCTGATACTGAAGCAATTGGTCAATTTCCAATAGTGAATAATATCATTATTAATGGTGGATCAAGCCCTAGTACTCAGACAACAATCAATCAATTAGCAAGCGATACAGTCAAGATTAACATCTATGGAATTCGCAATAATGAGGCTTTAAACTTTGCTAATTATGTGTTTCAATACAGCATGGATACCGATAATATTGGCATTCAAAATATGCCTATAATAAAGGATGAAAAAGTTACTCAACCTGAATTTGGCATTATTGCAATGAAGAAAAGTATCACCTTTAAAGTCAGTTATTATCAAAATACAGTTAATGATGTGGCTTTAAAGTTAATTAAGTCAGTTTTTGTAAGTTACAACCCAACCCAACCCTAAGTGTAAAAAAGGAGTTATCAAATGGCAATTACCTCAAACCCAGCAGTCATCAATGGTGCAGCTATTACAGGACAAGGCATTAGCACTTTCCTTAATGTTACTACCACAACCCTCGTTAAAGCAGTTAAAGGTCGCATCGTCAAAGTGAATGTGAATGTGGCTGGTTCAGCTAATGGCGCAATTTACGATCATGCCTCTACATCTGGTATTGCAGCAGCTAATTTAGTTGCTCAAATTCCTGAAACAGTAGGAACATATACTTTTGATTTCCCATGCCAAGTAGGTATTGTAGTTGTTCCCCCAACTGGCGGTACTGTTTCTATTAGCTTTAATTAATTAGGGGTCTATTATGACAACTCAAATTGTTACAGTTAATGTAACTCAAACCCTTGCTCCAGCACCAAATACTCTGCAAAGAACTGGTGCTTTGGTTAGCCAAGGTGCGACTACATTAGCTTCAGGCACTACCGCACTTTTAACTCAGGCTGCTGATTTATCTGCAATTTTAACTGGTGCGGTTTCTATTACTTCTATGGTTGCAAGTGGTTCAGCACCAACTGTAACTGTAACTGTTACTACCACAACACCTCATGGAATTCCTACTGGCGATACTGTACCAGGAATTATTGCTGGTGTTACTCCATCTGGATACAATGGCACTTTCCAAATTACTTCAACTGGTACTAATACCTTTACTTATCCTTTATCAACTAATCCTGGTTCTGTAACTACTCAAGGTATTTTTACTCTTGAATCTGTACAAGAATTAGTTGCAATGGTAACTACTTATTTTGCTCAAGGCTCTGCCAATGCAATTTATGTTCTTGAATTAGGTTCTGGTACAGGAGCACAAGGTGTAACAGCATTAAATAGTTACATTGTTGCTAACCCACAAAAGTTCTATGCTTATGCAGTTACTTATGAGATGTCATCTGATTCCTCATTCTTAACTTTTGCTAAAAATTATGAATCTACTACTTCTCAAGTTTATTTCTGGGTAAAAGAAACCATTAGCACTTATGGTGTATTTAAAAATGTTAAATCTGTAGTTTCAATGTTGCAAGATACAACTGCTCCAGTAACGGAGTGGACTCCTGCTGCAATGCTCTACAATGCCTTGAATTACAATCCAAGCGATACCAATAAAGTTGCTCCAATGGCTTTCCAATTTATTGTTGGAGTAACAGCATTTACTGGCACTAATGCACAAGCTCAGTTATTAAAAACTGCAAATGTAAATTATGTTGGTACAGGTGCTGAAGGTGGTATCAGTAATACTCTAGTTCTTTGGGGTGTAACTTCTGATGGTCAAGATTATACATACTGGTATTCAGTAGATTGGGTACAAATCAACATTAATTTGTTTATCTCCAATGCAATCATTAATGGTTCTAATAACCCAATTAATCCTTTGTATTACAACCAAGCTGGTATTAACCGATTACAAAAAGTATCTCAGGGTGTAATGAACTCAGGTATTGCCTATGGTCTAGTGCTTGCGCCTGTGACTGTAAATGCAGTTCCATTTACTACTTATGTAGCAGATAACCCAAGTGACTATGCAATTGGTAAATATGCAGGTCTTTCAGTATCTTACACACCAGCTAGAGGCTTCATACAGATCATATTTAATGTGAATGTATCTAGCTTTGCTTTGGTATAAAGGAATAAATCATGGCAGCCCCATTAATTCAACAAGGCACTCTTAATAGATTAAGAGGATCGGTAGTCTACTCTACCAATGCAACACTCAATGTAACAGCCCCATATTTGGCTAGGGAAGCTATCAGTATCGCTTTTGAAGGCGATGCAGGTATGCTCATCCCAACCTTAACTGGTGGTGTTACTTCTCCAGAACCCTATCAAATGGCAACTGTAACCATTAATTTGCTTAAAAGTCAGGCATTAGCTAATGCTTATAAAACGCAAATTGAAACCAATGTGAATGTAGGTGATATATCGGTTATCGCTGATTCGGCAACTTTGTCGGATTATCAAATCGGTAATTGTGTTCTCAAAGGTGTTCGGGATGTTACTTATGATGGAAATGTACCAGGTTTTGTAGTCACATTAACTGGTATATATCAAGTTAACGCAGCACTTTGGAGTCTATAACTAGATGAAAATTAATCGAGCCTTGAACTTAGTAATTCCGATTGAATCGGAAAAAGGACAGCTATATGTTCACAGCACACCAATCTCAAGAGATATTTTTGAGCAATATTTTTTGGTAATTTCCAAAACTTTTGCTGCAATCTTTTCTCAGGGGCTTGGTGCGATTTGCGGATCAAGAGTAGCCTATCTTATGCTTAAACAAGTATCAGAAGATATGGGTATTTGGAATGGAGTTTCTGGGGTCAGGGCTGGATTAGTAAATGAAATAGTTAGACTTTCAAATGTATTAATGCCATCCGATAAAGGCTGGAAAAGTATTCCTCTTTACACCGCTATTGAAAAAGGTGATTTAGATAGCGAAACAATTGCAGAAATCGAAGGCGAACTCATTTTTTTTACCTGTGTGTCTATGATAAACAAGAAGAATCAGGTACAGGGGATCATGGACACAGTCAATGGCTTATGGGGATCGCTAACAACATCATTAAATTCTATGGAGTACATGAATTCCTTGATGACATCGACAGAGGTCGAGAGTTCTGGAGAGATGGAGAGCACCTCGTCTCTGCCTGTTTAGATTATGTAGCTGGTGAAGGATTTTCCAAGTTTTTTGAGGACATTAATATAGAATATAAGTCAAGCGCACATGAGTTTCGCCAAAGACATATTTTAAGGGCATTAGAAAGAAGCAATGGCTACTAAAAGCGTAATTGACATTGATATTAATGATGAGAAATTCAGAGAGTTTCAAAAACTCTTTGAAAAGTATCAGCAATCCCTTGGCAAAATGCCTAATCAATGGGGAAAAATTAATAAAGAAGTAAGTTCTTTGCAAGGAAATTTTAATCGAGTGCAACACGCACTTGATACTATTGCTAGTCGATTAGACAAAAATTACAAGACTTTACAAAATACAGACCAAGTAGTTAATAAGACTGAAAAGCATTTTCAAAATATTGGGAAAACTGCTGCATCTATTAGTAAAAATATTGCATCAACTACTTTTAATCTTTTAAAGTGGGGTAGTGTTAGTACCGCTTTTGGTCTATTAGGGGCTGCTGGTGGTCTATTTGGAATTGGATCATTAGCTGGTGGCGCAAATGATATTAGAAGGCAATCTCAAGGTTTAGGTGTATCCGCAGGTGAATTAAAATCTGCTCAAATCAATTTTCAAAGAGTTGCAGATGTTAATTCAGTTTTGGGTAATTTGGCAACAGCGCAGACTGATATTCAAAAACAATGGGCTTTTCAAGCTGCTGGAGTTAACGCAAATCAAAATGTAGCCCAATTATTGCCTCAATTGCTTAGAAAGGCTGGAGAAGTCTATAAAGCTGGTTCAACAGCTACAGCGCAACAAAGATTAGATGTAAGCGGTTTATCTGCCTTGGGTATTGATGTTGAAACTGCTCGAAGAATGGCATCTTTAAGAAAAGATGAAATTGACAATATTGAGAAAAAATACAATGCTGATACTAAATCTTTAGCTTTAACTGATGCTTTATTACTAAGATGGCAAGATTTAGATGTTCAGCTTACTAGATCAAAAACAAAAATTGAAAATGTATTTCTTACTGGTCTTGAAAGTCTAGTTAAACCTTTAGATGAGCTATCTGATTCATTTTCTGATGCTGTAAAAGCATTTTTGGAAAGCCCAAAACTTAAAGAATGGATTGGGGATGTTGGCAAAAAACTAGAAGAATTTGCTGGTTATCTAAAAAAAGATGAATTTAAGCAAGATGTCCAAGATTGGTTATCTATGCTTAATGACCTTAAAGATGAATTTTCTGGTCTTTTAGTATTATTAAAACCCTTTGCTTTGCTTGCTCCTACAAATATACAAAGAGGATATGAAGCTGCTGCAAAAGGGGATATGTTTGAAGCATCTAGAAGATTGCCAGCAGGTGATTTTGCTAATCTTTTGCTTGCACAATCAAATCCACAATTAAAAGGTGTTAATCCTCAACTAGCAGCGACATTGATTTCTGCTGGTTTAGGCGGTGAAATAAATAGTGGTTTTAGAACTGAAAAAGAAGAAGCTGCTTTAAGACATCATATTGACCCTAAAACTGGTAAATGGGTTACTAAAGATGGTTTGCCTGTTACTCAGCCAGGAGAAACTAGCCATCATACTCTTGGTACTGCGGTTGATATTAATAATGCAAGAAAATATTCAGATGAATATTTGGCTCAATATGGTTTGTATAGACCTTTAGGCTCTAAAGACCCTGGTCATATTGAATTAAAAAATATGTTGGAAAATCAATCTTCCAACAATAAAGGTTCAGGAGTGCCACAATCTTCAAGTGCTCCTGCTGGTAATTATGCTGGAAATTTAGGATCACTTAATTGGAATCCAACCCCAATTTCTTTAAGCGTTAATACTACTAAAATACCAGGTCAAGACACCAATGTTGATATATTAAAAGCTGGTGGATATTACACAAGTATAGGACTTAGATAATGGCAACAAGTGTCGGTCAATCAATTTATCAAGTAGCTTATGAAATATCGCCAATTATTTTGTCCAATGGAATTGCTACATTTGTTCCAGGTAATTTATTGCCAATCATAGCTATTACTGAAGCAGCCAATTTTGGATTTTCTTTATTAAATGGTCAAAATCCTTTAAACCTAAATAACTTTTTTGGGCATTTTAGACCTTTGCCTGGTGCTACCTTAGTAGACAATGAAATTGCAATGTATCCTTTTGCAAATCAATCTTATGCTGCTAATGCTGTTATTGCCAAGCCATTAAAGATTTCTATGTTGATGAACTGCCCTGCCAATGTGAATGGTGGATATGTATCCAAAATGATTACCTTTACTGCGCTACAAGCTGCGCTTCAATCGCATATTCAACAAGGTGGCACTTTTATTGTAGCTACACCTTCTTATGTTTATTTGAATTGTATCCTTACTAATTTGACTGATGTATCAAGACCTGATAGCCAACAACCTCAAAATGCTTGGCAATTTGATTTTGTACAACCTTTGGTATCTCAAGCCCCTCAAAATACTCTAGGTGCATTGATGAATTCTTTTCAATCTGGTACACCATTAGCGAGTTAATATGTCAAATAATCTATGGTCTGGTGTCAATAGTGTTATTGGAAATAATAATTCCATTACAACCCCTTTATATGGTGGTTCTTTAAATACTCAGGGTGCAGCATCTACTTATTCTATAAGTCAAAATATTGCCCCAGTTGCAACCAATGTCATTCAATTTACCCCTGCAAATAATTCTAATTTTCAATTTCAAGCTACTTTTGATGGTGCTTCTTACAATGTAATTGTGACTTGGAATATTTTTGGGGAAAGATATTATGTCAATATTTATGATTTGAATAATACTTTAATTGTTGCATTGCCTTTAATTGGTTCTCCATTAAATTACAATATTTCATTAACTGCTGGTTACTTTACAACCCAATTAGTTTATAGAGTTGCAAACAATCAATTTGAGATTATCTAATGAGAAGGTATGAAATTAAGATTACCGATCAAGATGGGAATCCAAAGGTAATCAATGGGTCAGATGGAAAACCCATTTTTAATGGTACTTTTACCAGCTATGGCACTAATGGAAGTGTTTTTGGCGCATTTACAGGCACACAAAGCACCATTACAGGGGCTTTAAATGTTGAATGGGATTTGCCAGTTTCCACTTTTAATTCTCCTTTAGGGGGAGCATCTTTAAGAGTTTATGGTGTAGGGCTTCCTTTGTTGGCTCAAGCAGCCAATTTTAATCCTAGTGTTGATGGCACTAAATATTGCAATATTGTTATTTCTGGTGGAATGGCAAAGGGACTTCCTTTAGCTAATCCAGAGCAATATGGGGTTTTGATGACTTCTCGAATTCAACAAGCCTTTGGTAATTGGCAGGGAACTTCGCAAACTTTAGACTTTATTATGGTTTTGCCTACTGGCAGCAAAGAAACTCCATTGAACTTTAGTTTTAGTTGTGACAATAATGCTCCTTTAGCACCTGCAATTGAAAATACTTTAAAAAATGTATTTTCAAATGCCTCTGCTGTTAATATCAACATTAGTTCAAAATTAGTTTCTCCAGAACCCATTAAACAACAAAACTTTACTTTAGAAACATTTTCTAAATTTTTAAATGAAAGAAGTAGAAGTATTATTGGTGGAACTACTTATCCAGGTATTCAAGTGTCTTTTGTTGACAATATTATTAATGTCTATGATTACACCACTCCACCAACTTCTAAGCCTATACAAATTCAATTTACTGATTTAATTGGACAGCCCACTTGGATTGCGCCTTATACATTGACTTTTAAAACTGTCATGCGATATGACCTTAAAGTAGGGGGTCAAATCTTAATGCCACAACAATCGGCAACCAAAGGTCTTATTTTAACTTTACCTCAGACTCAGTCTCAATTTAAAACTACCTCAAATTTCAAGGGTACTTTTAATATTCAAAGTGTTAGACATATTGGAATATTTAGGCAGGGTGATGCAAATAGCTGGGTTACAGTAATACAAGCGTATGTACCACCAAATTCTACTACTTCAACCTTTGGAACTTTCCACGCATAATGTCCTCTATAGATCAAAAAATATCATTTGCCCAATCTATTAATCTTTTTGCAGATAGAAAGATTAATGATGCTTTGCAAGGATATAGTCAATCTTTTCCTTGTTATGTAACATCGGTCAATGGTTCTATTGTTACTGTCAAATTTGATGTCAATGTTCCAGATGGAATTACCCTTCCTGAAGTAACTTGCCCTGTAGCTGGATCAGAATACATTAGATACCCTATTCAGCCAGGCTGTAAGGGATATTGCATCCCTGCTGATGTCAGTCTTAGAAAGGCTTCTGGACTAGGTACTGGAACTCCTGATTTAAGCGATCCAGGCAATTTGACAGCTTTAGTATTTTTCCCTTTTGGTAATACCGCTTTTTTTGCGGTTAATGGCGAATACCTATTTATGTATGGTGAAACTGGGGTTGAAATAACTACCAAAAATCAAGATTGCACCTTAACTTTAACTTCTTCAGGAATTACAATTAATCTTAATGGTGGTAATTTAATTGTCAATAATGGTAATACAACTATGAATGGCAACCTGACAGTTAATGGATTGATTACAGGAACAGATGGCTTTGCTATTAGCGGTGGATCAGGTGGAACTATGAGTGTTAATGGAAATATTGCGACTACTGGAACTATTACTAATAATGGTAAAAATATTGGCAGCACTCATGAACATAGCGGTGTTACAACTGGTTCTGGAAATACTGGAGCACCAATATGATTACACAAAAAAAATGGGAATTTGCTAATTATGGCTAGAACATATGGTCGAGTAAAGAATTCTGCTGGAGATTTAGTTTGGGTAGAAATACAGCAAGATGCTTCTGGCAACTTTGAGTATGGATATGCCACTACTCTTATTCAGGTACTTAAATTAAGCCTGGGAGAATCCCCTTTTTATGCAAACTATGGAATTCCTGCTCAAAGGTCAGTTATTCAACAAGTATTTCCAGATTATTATGTAACCATTACTCAACAACAATTTTCTAACTTTTTTGCCAGTTTGACAATTACTAAGGCACAATTACCTACCCCTACATATAATGTAGATATAGTAACAACTCAAGGTACTAAAATTCAACAACAGGTGGCAGTATGACCATTACAACAGATGTAAATTCTTCAGGTTTACAACCAACCTCACCAACTACTCTGCAATCAGAGTTAATTGCTCTGGTTTCTGCAACAAATCCTGGTTATACAGCCAATCTACCAGGTTCTTTAATTGAAGATATTAGTTCTACCGATGTTGGTGCTTTAGCTTTAATAGACTCAGCCAGAGTCGATCTTTATAATAGTATTACACCTTATACTGCCAATTCTTATTTATTAAATCAATTAGGTCAAATTTATGGTGTACAACAAGGTATTGGGTCTAATACTTCAGTCTATGTAACTTTTTCTGGAAGCCCTGGATTTGTTATTTCTAAAGGATTTGTCGTATCTGATGGTTCTCATCAATATACAGTTCAAGATGGCGGTGTAATCGCTTCTACAGGACAAAGTGCTGAGTTATATTGTCTAGCTATTAATTCAGGCTCTTGGGCTGTTCCTGTTGGCACAGTAACCCAAATTATTACCTCAGTACCATCTGGTTTGACTTTATCTTGTACTAATCAAACCGCAGGTATTCCTGGTGCTTCAGCCCAACCATTAGAAAATTATCAAGCCCAAGTCATTCAAGCTGGTCTTGCTGTAGCTTCTGGTATGCCCACATTCTTAAAAACACAATTACAAAATGTTAATGGTGTTCAAGATAGATTAGTTGCGGTACGACAATCTGGCACAAATTGGGAAATTATTTGTGGTGGTGGTGATCCTTATGAAGTAGGAAATGCCATTTTTACTGGTTTATTTGATATATCTAATATTGTAGGCTCTACCATTACCGCATTAAGCATTACCACAGGTACTAATGCTGTTATCAATACTGGTGCTTATTTTGGTGAATATTCTATAGGTGAAGTCATTACAGTTTCAGGTGCTAGTCCAGCAGCCTTTAATACAACCTATACTGTAACTGCTATTTCTAATAATTTAGTTACGACCAACACTAATACATCTACATTTGGAACTTACACAAGTGGTGGTGTAATCACTCCAAATTATAGAAATATTACTGTATCAATTAATGATTATCCTGATACTTACAATATTACTTTTGTAAACCCACCACAACAAGCTGTCTCTATTAGTCTTATTTGGAATACAACATCTACCAACTATGTTTCTCCAACTGCTGTAGCCCAATTAGGTCAACCAGCAATAGCTGCTTATATAAATAGCATTTATGTTGGTCAACCAATCAATATTTTTGAATTGCAAAATGTCTTTCAACAAGCAATTTCCAGCATTATTCCACCTACATTGTTGTCTAGAATGGTGTTTACAGTAGCTATTAATGGTGTTGATGTGTCTCCAGAATCAGGCACAGGTTTAATTATTGGCGATCCTGAAGGTTATTTTGAAACTAATATTCAATCTATAGCAATCACTCAGGGATAATATGCTTACCCAAATTATTCCTAGTTATTTATATCAGCAATACTATGATGATTCTGATCTTCAGGCTTTTGTATCTGCTTATAATACTTTAGCCCAAGAATACTTAGATTGGTTTAATAATTTAAACCTTCCAATCTATACAAAACAATCTGGGGCTTCTTTGGATTGGGTAGCCCAAGGAATTTATGGTTTAACTAGACCAGTTCTTCCTGAAGGTGGATATACCAATAAAGGTGTTTATAACACCGATTATTTAAACACTTTGCCATTTAACCAAAATGTCAAAATTGCCCCTACCAACTTTTATATTACTACTGATGACATTTTTCAAAGATGTATTACTTGGAATTTTTACAAAGGTGATGGTTATCAATTTAATACTACTTGGCTTAAAAGAAGAATTGCTCGGTTTTTGGCAGGAGTCAATGGTACTGATCCATCATTGGGTGAAACTTATCAAATTAGCGTAACTTTTGCTTCAAATAATGTTGTCAATATTCATATTTATTCAGGAGTAAATATTAAAAAAGGTGGTTCTTTATTGGATACTTTTGAATTTAATGAAGTACCTTTAAATGCAGAATCCACATTTACTTCTTTAATTCCCACTACACTTGCTCCAATTTTGCAATCAGGCATAAATGCAGGTGTTTTACAAGTGCCTTTCCAGTATACTTTCAATGTAACCTATTAAGAGATTTGCTATGACAATCTTACTTTTTGCCAATAATGCTAAATCATCTTTAGCATCTGCTATTTCCAGCACAGCCACTACCGCTACTTTGGCTTCTGGTACAGGTTCACTATTCCCAAGCCCAACCACAGGTCAAGGTTTTAAAATGACCTTT